ACTTTGGTTTGACCCCTGCTGCCACCGTTGGACAGCGCCTGCCAAATGGTCGCTGGGTCATCCACGACGAGATCGTCACCTTCGACATGGGCCTGGAGCGCTTCGGCCACCAGCTGCTCGCAGAGTTGAATGCTGCCTACCCGAATCACCAGGTACTGGTCTGGGGCGACCCGGCAGGTATGGCTCGAGATGCGATCTATGAGGTCACGGCTTTTGACTTCTTAAAGACGCTGGGCCTGCGGGCACAGCCCACTGCCAGCAACGATTTCAAGGTGCGCCGAGAAGCCGCTGCAGCGCCCATGCAGCGCTTAATCCAAGGTAAGCCAGGCCTGATCGTCAACCGCAAGTGCAAGCTGCTGAGAAAAGCCCTGGGCGGCGGCTACCACTTTAAGCGGGTGGCCATCGGCGCAGGTCAGGAACGGTTCAGAGATGCGCCCAACAAGAATGAGCACTCGCACATTGGTGACTCGTTTGGCTACCTGATGCTGGGTGGCGGCGAGTACAACCGCATGACGAGAACCCACCAGCTCGGCGGCAGACCACCGGCACAGGTACAGGCCGGGACTGACTTCGACATCTTTGCCTGATATATCGCAGAGCAATCACACTGATTGATGCATGTCCATAGTTCAATAGAATCCGTTGGTATATGAGCGCCTTTGAAGTTGACCTGCAGATCGTTCACCACTTCAGCAGCGGCGTGTACGCACGTCAGATGACCCTGCCAGCTGGGCATTTTGCTGTGACGCACGCGCATGACTATGACCACCTGAGCATTCTTGCCAGTGGTCGCGCTGTGGTGGAAACAGAAGGTGAAACGGTTGAGTACATCGCCCCGGCCTGCATTGAGATCAAGGCTGGCATCAACCACAAGGTCATGGCGCTTGAGGATGTTGTCTGGTTCTGCATCCATGCAACGGACGAGACAGACGAGTCAAAGATCGATGAAGTTTTGCTAGGGAGATAACCATGCCTTTCATTGCTGCAGCCATTTTCGCAACGGCAGCATATAGCTCATACGAGGGTCGCAAAGCCCGCAAAGACGCAGAGCGTCAGCAGGAACGTGCCCTGCAGCAGCAGAAGTCTGATGCAGAGGCAATGCGCACTGAAGTCGCCCGTCAGACCGCTGAATACCAGAAGCAGAGCACGTCGCTGCAGCAGCAGTCGGATCTGGCTCGTCAGCAGTTTGACGCGCAGCAGCTGCAGTACAAAGAGAACAAGCTGGCAATGGAGCAGAAAGCCAAGGAAGTGCAAGCGGCTGCCGACGAGGAACGTCGCAAGGCTGCGGCATCTGAAGCATCTGCGCTACGGGCTCGCACTCGAGGTGGTCGCAGATCGCTGCTGTCTCAAGAGCGCATGACACCTGAGCTCGGAGTTGAAGCCACAACCCTCGGCTCCGGCATGAGGATTCAGTAATGGCGACCGCATATCAGAAGCGGATGATGCTGCGCAAGCAGTCTGACCTGACTCGCATTGCAGAGCAGTACAAGCAAAATATTGAGTCGATGACTGGTCAGTACGAGTCTGAATACGCCGCGTATCAGAAGCAGCGCGATGAACTCATGGCTCCGTATGAAGCGGCTGTTAAGCAATACAAAGAAGTGCAAATGCCTCAGTACGAATCTGCAGCAGCTGCATATAGGCAGCGTCTTGACGATTTCAACAGCAGGCTTTCTCAGTATGAGTCCGATGTCGGAGGTCAAGATCTTGTCGTCCCTGGAGACAAGAACGTAAGGCTTATACAAAAAGGAAACGCATCAACAGCGTATGCAAACATCAATGGCAGGGATTATTTCTTGCATGAATTGCCTGAAGGCTACTCAGCAAAACGAATCACTACGCCACAAGGAAAAATAACTTTTGAGTTGTACAAGCCGAGAGAGCGCGGCCCGGTTCCGACATTTACTGAAAAAGCTCCTGAAGCACCATCTGCTCCGACAGCTCCGCAACTTCCTGAATTTGACACAGGAAAATTTGAGCAACAGAAGCAACAGCTGCAAACAGGCTATCAGCGCGAAGTTGGCGAGCGCAAAGGTGCGCGACTGGCCGCTGTATCGCGCAGAACATCAAGACCGTTAATGAAGGACGCATGATGGACAAAGTGAAGAAAGTGATGGGTGAGTACAAGGAAGGCAATCTGAAGTCGAGCTCAGGCCAAAAGGTGACGAGCCGTGACCAAGCAATTGCCATCGCGCTGTCAGAGCAGGATCGTGCCAAGCGCAAGCGTGGACTGATGAACAAATCAAAGGCGTGACATGGCAACTAGGTCAATGCTCCGTGATGTAGAGCTGGAGGAAGAAGAAGGACACAAATGTCCGCTTCCGACGCGAGATCTGCACGTCAACCTAAAGAACAGAACCATTGCTTTCACCAGCTATGGCTACGGCCCAGCAAATCCTGGTGAGCCGTCAAAACCGTTTTGGACTCGGAAGTCAATTATCTGGAATTGCCCTGAGTCAGAAGCCAAGACCATGCGCTGCGGTAACTGCGCTGCATTTATTCAGACATCGCAGATGCTTGAGTGCATCAAGGCTGGCATTGAGGCAAAAGATCCGCAGCTGGAAGCTGGCTATGACGATGACGTTATGGAAGCCGCCAACCTTGGCTATTGCGAACTGCTGCATTTCAAGTGCGCTGGCGACCGTACATGTGACGCTTGGCTGGTCGGTGGCCCAATTACTGACAAGAATGAGAAGGATGACTAGCAATGGTTAAGGAACCACTAGGCGGCAAGCGTCTGAAGGTCGAGGAGATCATCAAGCGCCAAGCTGCAGCGCAGACAAAGAAGGACGAGTTTCAGCAGCTGTATCAGGACGCGTATGAGTTCGCCCTGCCCCAGCGTCAGCTGTATGGAGTCTGGGAAGGTGGCGCGACCGGCAGCAAGAAGATGCAGCGCGTCTTTGACTCGACTGCCATCAACTCGACCCAGCGGTTTGCCAACCGTCTGCAATCAGTGGTGTTCCCGCCGCAGCGCAAGTGGTCGCGGCTTGAGGCTGGCCCGACCATCCCGTTTGAGAAGAAAACGATGCTGCAGCAGATCTTGGACTCTTACGGAGACAAGATGTTTGACGTGCTGAAGCAGTCCAACTTCGACATCGCCATCGGTGAATTCCTGCTGGATCTGGCTGTCGGCACTGCCTGCATGATGGTGCAGCCTGGTGATGATGTGTCGCCAATCAACTTTGTGCCGGTGCCGCTGTTTCTGGTCAGCTACGAGGAAGGCGCAAACGGTCAGGTCGATAACGTCTATCGCCGGATGCGCCTGAAGGGCGAAAGCATTGAGCGCCAGTGGCCTGATGCCAAGCTGTCGCCCAACCTTAAGCGCCGCATCGAGCAGAAACCCGCAGAGGAAATCGAGCTGCTGGAAGCAACCATCTACGACGCTGGCCGTGGCGACTACTGCTATCACGTCATCTGGAAGGAAGGCAAAGAGGAACTGGTCTACCGCCGCCGCAAATCATCGCCCTGGGTGATCTCGCGGTACATGAAGGTTGCAGGCGAGATCTACGGTCGCGGCCCGCTGATGACTGCCCTGCCAGACATCAAGACGCTGAACAAAACCATCGAGCTCCTGCTAAAGAACGCCAGCATCGCGGTCGCTGGTGTGTACACGGCAGCAGACGATGGCGTGCTGAACCCGAACACGGTCAAGATCATTCCCGGCGCGATCATCCCTGTTGCTCGCAACGGTGGCCCGCAAGGCCCAGCCCTGCAAGCCTTGCCACGCTCCGGCGATTTCAACGTCAGCCAGCTGGTCATCAACGATCTGCGCAGCAACATCAAGCGCATCCTGCTGGACGAGTCCCTGCCTCCAGAGAATATGTCTGCACGGTCGGCAACCGAAATTGTCGAGCGTATGAAAGAGCTCTCGCAAAACCTTGGCTCTGCATTCGGTCGCCTGATTAACGAAACGATGATCCCGCTGGTGGCCAAGATCCTTGAGGTCATGGACGAGCGCGGTCTGATTCAGCTGCCACTGCGCGTCAACGGCCTTGAGGTCAAGGTGGTGCCGGTCGCACCGCTGGCGATGGCGCAGAACATGGAAGAAGTGAACGCGATCATCCAGTACCAGCAGCTGATGCAGTCTGGCGCGTTTGGCTCAGATGGCCAGGTGGCGCTTAAGAACGAGGTCGCGGTCGATTATGTGGGCGACAAGCTGGGCGTGCCAGCAATGGTTCGCAACACCGCCGAGGAACGCGCTGTCATCAAGGAAGAAGCCCAGCAGCAGCAGGCAATGGCTGCTATGGCGCAGGCTCAGATGATGCAGCAAGGCGTACAGCCAGCAGCCCCTGAAGGAGCGCCCGCATGAGCTGGGAGGACTTGGAAGCATTAGATGAGTCGCCTGACATCCGTGCCGCTACCCAGCAGCGCGATGACCTGGCAAGGCTCTGCCTGCGCGTACTCGGCACCGAGGATGGACTGGCGCTGCTGAAGTGGCTGCAGGAAATGTATGTGGACGTGCCTGTCGCCGTGCCGGGCACTGACCCCTCGCACGCGTACTTTGCAGAAGGGCAGAGAAACGTCGTGCGGGACTTAATGGCGCGGATCAACCAAGCAAGGAACCTATGACTACAGACACCGCCGTCGAGCCCAGTGCTGGCACTGGCCTACTCGATAACGTGAACCTGCAAGACGATACCAATACGGAAACCAAGGATGCGGTCGCCATCGACCACAAGACACCGGAAAACCCGGCTGGTTCTGCATCCGATACCGGCGCACCCAAAACCAAGCCGGATTACTTGCCTGACAACTTCTGGAACGCCGAGAAAGGCGAAGCCAACCTTGAGGCCATGTCCAAAAGCTGGGCAGACCTGCGCAAGCAGATCAGCCAGGGCAAGCACAAGGCACCAGAGGACGGCAACTATGACGTGAGCTCGTTTGGCGAGAACGCTACCGAGAACCCGATGGCTCAAACGCTGGTCGGCTGGGCAAAGGAAAACGGACTCTCGCAAGCGCAGTTTGATGACCTGTCCCGCCAGCTTCAGGAAAAGGCCAAGGAACTGGTCGGCGGCGAGACTGTGGACGCAGCTGCCGAGATGAAGAAGCTCGGCCCCAACGGCGGCGCAATGGTCAACGGCATGGCTGACTGGGCTCGCGGCTTGATCGCCAAGGGAACCTGGGGTCAGGAGGACTGGGACGAGTTCAAGATCATGGCGGGTACGGCTCGAGGCATCACGATGCTGGCCAAGCTGCGTGAGATGTACGAAGGCCGGATGCCGATTGAGACTGCCCCGCTGGATGGCGTGCCAACCAAGGACGAGCTCTATGCGATGGTGGCTGATCCGAAATACAAGACCGACGCGGCATACCGCCAGAAGGTGGAGAAGATGTTTGCCCAGGTGGTC